CTGTACTGTGCTGAGGCATCAGTGCGTGGACACAATAAGTATGCCGTATACTCAGCCTTCACGAACTACAGTTCATGGGCAGACGAGCGTAATGGGTTCAACCTGCGTGATACAGGCTACGATACTAAGAATGTCAGCATGTTCAATCGTGAGTTGGAAGTATCTCAGTGGATAGACAGCCCACAATTTAGAATGTTATCAGTATAAGGAGTACAACATATGTATGTAGATATAGGAACAGTTACCATCAGGTCATTCCATAAGACCAGATACAATCATGAAACAGAAGAGCGTGTAGACCTCAAACCTGATGAGTATGAGTATGATATTGTCGCAATAGACAAATTTGTCGGTGATTTCTTTGAGCTTGGCAAGGTCGTAGAGGGGTGGCATCAACGCCTACCTTATCATGATTTTGATGTGCAGTTTCACTCATCTGCTGAGTGGTAGGATGGGTGACAGCTACGCTAGACAGTGAACGTAACATGATAGTCACTGTCTGGCAGGGTGCTAACGAAGGGTGGTATGAGTATGTACATAACGACTGCCCTTCATACCCTGACTGTGACATAAATCACACACCTGATGGGTGTAATTATTACAAGGAGGATAAGGAATGATGTATGATGTGAAGATAACTTTAGACTTAACTTACGATAAGAACTATCAGATAGAAGCTGATAATGAGAAACAAGCAAAGGCTTTAAGCAGAAGCATTGTGGATGATACAGATTGTCCACCAAATGTAGAGGGATGGGAACCCTCTTACTGTGAATGTAGTGTAGCATACGTAGAGGAGGCATGGTAATGAGAAAAATAATACTGAGTAGCACACACCCTGTGAAGTCACTGCATGGTAACACGCAGGCTGAATGGGAGTTGATGTCACAGGAAGAACAACTACGTGCATGGCTAAGGTCATGCCCCTTTGACTACCTAGAGGTAGCTAAAATACAGGGTATACGCACCGTTAACTTTGAGATAGAGGAGGATATAAACGATGTCTGAAATTACACCAGATGAAAAGTTTAACCATAAAAATAAATTAGGTTGGAACTATATAGGTAAAAACTCTAAGGGAGAACCTAAGTTTAGAAGGTACATTGACCAAACACTGGAGGATGTTAAGAAGTATTTAGATGCTAAAGGTTTGCAGTATCTAGTACATGAAGACATCGCATGTATGTTTATTTATAAAGACAAGGAGCCTGAAAACAGGTTCAGTTCTAGGTATGTCTACTACTACACAACGGGTAGGTGGGGCAGTGACAAGAGGAGTAAACATTACTACTCTGATGGGATAAAACATTTTATAGAGAAATTCTATATGACAACAGAACAAACAAAAGAGTATTGGAATAAAAAGGAGATGGCAGATGGCTAAATGGGCAGAGAAACCTTGGCAGATAGATAAGGATACAAATGAAATAGATGCAATATTTATACGCATCAAGCGTGTAGCTGACATACTAAAGTCCGACGCAGTGTGCAAGTCACGGCCTACAGTTAGAGATAAAGCAAATGAGTTGCTTGCTTTAATAGACCTGCTAGAGAGTAAGTTTGATGAATAAACTGGTGAGCATAGAGGACTTAGTAAAACTATACTACGAATCAAATGACTTTGACATGCTTAGGGATACAACTAAGAGTGACTATAGGTATTTCCTCAGTGTCGTATGTAACTCTATTGGTCAGCAAAAATACCACGGGTTCACATCTAAGAAAGCTAAGTGGGTGTATGAGGATTGGGTTAAGCGAGGTGTCAGCTTCGCTAATCATGTAGCTACCTGTGCATCCAGAGTGTTTAACTATGCCATAGAGATGGAGTACGCTGTACAGAATCCATTCACGAGCATCAAGCGTAAGGCTGAGATCAAACGTAAGGTAGTGTGGAAGCATGGTGATGTCATTAAGTTTCTTGACGTAGCATACTCAGACTTCAGCACTAGAAACATTGGCTTGATTATACAGATGACGTATGAGTGGTGTCAGAGGATAGGTGACATGCGTACTTTACGTTGGAGTAACATAGACTTTGATACTAAGATGCTTACACTGGAGCAGAGTAAACGTAGGGCAGAGGTATTCCTACCTATATCATACGACCTGATGATAATGTTACAAAGTCAGCATCAAGACTTCGGCTTTCAAGAGTACGTAGCACCTCATGTAATGCCCACTCGTGGCGTGTTCTATCCCTATGCGATGCAGAGGTTCTCGAAAAATGGAAGGGCTGTCATGCGTAAGGCTGGGCTGTCTGAGAAGCTACGACTAATGGACTTACGTAGGACAGGTGTAGTGCAGATGGTAGACAAGGGTGTACCTTTGACTAATATTATGGCAGTGACAGGCCATGCTAATGTGGCTTCTGTGAAACCCTATTTAAAAAATACGTACACTGCTGCAAATAATGCCTTGACACAGAGAAATGTATCTGTACAATCGAACACTGTGAGTAACATAGAAAGTGATACATAATGAATATAAATAATATTATAAATGATATAACACTTACTAATGGTGATACAAAAAGAATGGATTGTCCTGAGTGTAATGGTAAGAAAACATTTACTGTTACAAACAACATGGGTTCCATCGTATGGAACTGTTACAAGGCAGGGTGTACTGTATCAGGAGGTAAAAGAGTACACCTATCCAGTGCTGACATACGTAAGTCGTTAACTAAGACAGGTATAAAAGTAGGGCATGTTAATGCTTGGTTAGAATTTGCAGAGGACATACCTAACTTTGATAAGCCTGAGTGGTTAGTTAAAGACTACAGTACAATACAAGACTTCTGTGCTGAGTGGTCACTAAATCCACAAGAGCTAGGGCTGTTGTATGATGTAAGAGAACATAGAGTTGTGTTTCCTGTGTTGCATAATGGTTACATGTTAGATGCTACAGGACGTAGTTTAGGTAAGCGACTACCTAAATGGAAACGCTATGGAAAGAATGACTTGCCATACGTTTACGGCTATGGTACTGTCGCTGTAGTTGTTGAGGACTGTGTTAGTGCCGCTGTTGTTGGTAGTAATGTATATGTAGGGGTTGCAGTGTTGGGTACGTCATTATCAGAAGCACACAAAAGGTATCTCTCACGGTTCTCAACAGCAATAATAGCACTAGACCCAGATGCCCTACCTAAGACACTGCAATTTGCTAAAGAACTACGAGGATATGTAGACACAGTACGTGTCTTGAAACTACACGACGATTTAAAATACAGAAACCCTGATGACCTACAGAATCTAACACGCATAGGAGAACTATAATGGAACTAAGTTTAATACGCAGTCTAATGGACAAAGACTTTTACGATGAACATCGTGGGGCTAGATGCCCGAACAGATTGTTCAGCAAGGATGTCCGAAAGATTAAGGAAGCTGTCGATGCCGCAATGGATAGGTACGAACGTACTGTTACACCTGCTGAGATAGAGTCTCTGTTCATGGCTAACAATCCGACCATGACGACAGCACAGAAGCAGGCATACAGCACACTGTTTACACAGATAAATGGTAAGCCACCACTGGGTAGTGACATAGCACAGGAAGTTCTGTCTAAGTTATTCCAACAGATAGTGGGAGAAGACATAGCCAACTTAGGCTTTGACTATGTGAACGGTGACAAGACAAGCCTTGAGCCACTACGTATACTACTAGAACAATACGGTGATGACTTCACACCTGATCTAAAAGTACAGTGGGATGACATTGACGTTGAGACTTTACTGTCTAAGAATGATCTCGAAGCACGTTGGACATTCAACATCTCTACTCTTACTCGTAAGCTTGAGGGTGTTAATGATGGACACTTGATTGAGATAGGGGCCAGACCTAACACAGGTAAGACTTCCTTCCATGCTTCACTGGTTGCAGGGCCTAATGGCTTTGCCCATCAGGGTGCTAAGTGTATCATCCTGTGTAACGAGGAGGGTTCACACCGTGTTGGTGCTAGGTATCTTACTGCCGCAACAGGCATGACAATGCAGGAGATCAAGCAGAACCCAGCCAAGGCAAGGGATTTGTACGCATCAGTCAAAGAAAACATAAAGATATACGATGCGAGTAATCGTGACATGGGTTGGGTTGAGAGCGTATGTAAATCGTACAAGCCTGACGTAGTTATACTGGACATGGGTGATAAGTTTGCCAGAACAGGTGGCTTCAGTCGTACTGACGAGGCACTCAAGGCTAACGCTATACATGCCAGACAGATAGCCAAGCAACACAGTTGTGCTATGTTCTACATGTCGCAGTTGTCTGCTGATGCAGAGAATAAAGTAGTACTCAATCAGGCTATGATGGAAGGCTCACGTACAGGTAAGGCGGCTGAAGCTGACTTGATGATACTGATTGCAAAGAACCCACCAGTAGAGGGGCAGGATGAAGAAGATACTATGCGTCACCTGAATCTAGTTAAGAATAAATTATCAGGATGGCATGGGATTATCCACTGTCAATTAGAGTATAAAACAGCGAGGTACGTAGCATGACAGATAGAAGAAATAAACTTAATCCTATTACAGGAAAAAGAATGTATTATAAAG